AAGGGCCAGTACGGAATCGGTGACCGACTCACCTTCACCGCCGAAGTCACTCAAGCCCGCGACGACAATTACTTCGGCTACTTCAAGCGGCCCAGCAAGGTCGTTCTGATCGCTAGCGCTACCGCCGCCGCATGACGTAACATGCGACCCGCAGACTAGAGAAACGGCATCTCACCAGTTTCATATACTGGAGTTACGGGTTCGACTCCCGTGTCTGCCACGGGGGTGCAAGGCATCGGCACCTAGGTTCGTCCTAGGAGCAAAACGGCGGTTCGAGTCCGCCCACCTCCACGAGACCCTCACCGCGTCGGGCGGTGGGGGTCTTTTCAATTCCCAACTTGACCGCGGTAGTGGTTGCACGAGTGATGCGATTGCAACATAAACTGTCCGTACCGTGACCCGAGGGTCGAGGAGCAAATCGCTCTTTCGTCACTCGGGTCGTTCTTTGAGGTCAAACATGGCGCAGAAAAAGCAACGCAAAATGGTGGCCCTCAAGGTCCTCGAGACCAGTGGGGTAGATCACCCCGCCCACCTCGAGGAGGGCTGGATAGTTATGAAAGCCACAAACGCTGAGGAGAACGGGATGCCCGAAGAGGAACTCGAAGAGGTCACGGAAGAAGTGACCGAAGATGCGACGGAGGTCGAGGTGAACGACGACCTCATCGAGCGCGTTGTGGAACTCGAGTCCGCACTGTCCAAGGAGCGCGAAAAGACTGCAGCCCTTTCGGCGGAACTCGCCAAGGCGAAGGAAGTCGTCAAGAGCGCCGAAGACGTCGAGGACGTCCTCAAGTCGGTCCCCGCGCCTGTCCGCGAGATGCTCGCCAAGGCCCAGGCCGATGCGACTGCCGCCCAGGAAGAACTCCGCAAGGAGCGCGAGGCCCAGCGCGACCGCGAGTACGTCGCCAAGGCCGCAGCCTGGGACCGTCTGGCCGTCGAGGCCGACACGTTCGGACCCGCCCTGCGCCAGATCGCAGACATCAACCCGTCGCTCGCCGATGCCGTCAGCAAGGCGCTTGACGCCGCTAACGCGCAGCAGGAAGCCGCAGCCATCTTCTCGGAGATTGGCGGCGCAGGTCGTCACGAAACTGGCAACGCTTTTGGACAGGTCGCAAGCCTGGCCAAGGCCGCAGTCGAAAAGGGCGAATACAAGACCGTCGAGCAGGCCATCTCTGGCTTGGTCGCAGCCAACCCCGCTCTTTACGAGCAGTACCGTGCCGAAGTCAACGGCTGAACAGGAGTAACCACTCATGGCATACGAAATTTCCAATTACGCAGTCAAGGTCAGCCTTGTCGCTGGCGGAGACCTCTCGTCCTCGCAGTACAGGTTCGTGAAGTTGAACTCGAGCGGCCAGGTTGTCGCGGTTGCAGCCGCCACCGACCGTCCGATCGGTGTTCTGCAGAACAACCCGACGTCGGGCAAGACCGCGGAGGTCTTGGTCAGCGGCGGCACGAAGTTGGCTCTGGGTGGAACCGTTACTGAGGGTGGCATTGTCAGCCCCAGTTCGACGGGTACGGGTGTTGCGATTGTCGCAGGCACCGATACCACCAAGTACATCTGTGGCACTGCTCTCACCGAGGGTGCGTCAGGAGAAATCATCACCGCAGTGGTCAACCTTGCGTCCGCAAGCCGAGCAGCCTGAGAGGTAAAGAACAATGGCACAGCCCACAATCTCATCCGTCCATATCGACGCGATCTTGACGAACATTTCTGTTGCGTACATGCAGCAGGCAAACAACTTCGTCGCAACTCGCGTCTTCCCGCTCGTCCCCGTCGACAAGCAGAGCAACAAGTTCTTCAAGTACACGAAGAACGACTGGTTCCGCGACGAGGCCCAGGTTCGCGCTGATGCGACCGAATCGGCTGGCGGCGGCTACAACCTCTCGACCGACTCGTACTCGGCTGACGTCTGGGCGTTCCACAAGGACGTCGGTGACCAGACCCGTGCGAACGCGGACGCCCCGATCAACCTCGACCGTGAGGCCGCAGAGTTCGTGACCAGCCGTATCCTGCTCCGTCAGGAAATCGACTGGCAGTCGACGTTCTTCACCACCTCGGTGTGGGGCCAGGACTACACGGGTGTCGCGGGTACGCCGTCGACCAACGAGTTCAAGCAGTGGAGTGACTACACCAACTCTGACCCCATCGAAGACATCGAAGGTGGCAAGGAGAAGATTCTGTCGACCACGGGTTTCGAGCCGAACACGCTCGTCCTCGGGTACCAGGCCTTCCGCAAGTTGAAGAACCACCCTGACCTCGTTGACCGCATCAAGTACACGACGTCGAACGTCATCACCGAAGAGACGATGGCCCGCCTGTTTGGCGTGGACCGCGTCATGGTGACCAAGTCGGTCAAGGCAACCAACAACGAAGGCGCAAGCGAGGCCTACTCGTTCGTCCACGGCAAGGCAGCGATGCTCTGCTACTCGGCCCCGACCCCTGGTCTGCTCCAGCCGTCGGCTGGCTACACCTTCGGTTGGACGGGTGTCTCGGGCGGCATCGGCGCGACGATCGGCACCAGCCGATTCCGCATGGAGTCGCTCAAGTCGGACCGCATCGAGGGCGAAGCCGCGTGGGACCACAAGGTCGTCGCTGCTGACCTCGGCGTGTTCTTCGCCACCTGCGTCGCCTGATGGGCTCGTACCACCAGTTTTACGAGGTCGTTCGTCCGATCTCCGCTGAGGATGGTTCTGCCATCCCAGCGGGGACGGTCGTCGACGCGACGGGCTGGAAGAACCTGCACCGACTGGTCAGCAATGGCCGTCTCAAGCCGACCGACAAGTCGGCGACTTCGCCCGTCGAAGAGTCTGCCCCGAAGCCGCGCAAGCGAGCCAAAGCCGCAGATGATGCGATTGTCGAAGAACCCGTAACGGTCGAAGAATAGGTCGGCGGTAACCCGCCGTCTCAAGGAGCACGGCATGACGTGGAGTTACTCAGGCGACCCATCATCGTCAAATCTGGACCAGGTGCGGTTCCTCATTGGGGACACCGACACCACTAACCAGCAGTTGTCAAATGAGGAAATCAACTACCTCTTGACAGCGTGGAACAATGTCACCTATCTCGCCGCGGCCGAAGGCTGCATGGCGATCGCTGGCAAGTATCAGAACAAGGCTGACTTTTCACGCACGGTCGGCGACTTGTCGATTACCACCATGTATCAAAAGAGTGCGGACGGTATGCACATCCGTGCAGAACACCTCCGTAACCAGGCCGTGAGAGACGTCCCCCCGACGCCAAGGTTCTACGTCGACGCGGACGACAACGTGTTTGGTGCAATGCAGTTCAGCGTGGGGATGGATTCGTTTGGCTCTTGAGGCCGCATTCCTCGGGATGATGCCCTCGACGGTGACGATCTACTCGTCATCGTCTATGGACGCCTACGGCAAATTCAGCCACAGCGCCTCGGGAACTAGCGTCAACTGTCGCATTCAGCAGACAGGGCGGGTTGTCAAGGCAGAAAACAACCGCGACGTCTACGAGGAAGGCCAAATCATCTGTTATGGCACCCCGACCGTCACTACCACGTCGAAAATTCTTCTGCCAGACGGCTCAACACCCCTGATCTTGTCGATTCGTGTCTACAACGACGACACTGGAGCACACCACACCACAATCTCGTTCGGGAAGTCCTGACGTGGCCAAAAACGGAAGCATCGTTCTCGAAGGCATGGACGCCATTCTGCGCTTGCTGCTCCGCGGGTCCGACGCGGCGCTTGATGCGACTCGCCGCGGCCTGTACGAAGAGGCGAACATTATTTTCAATAAGTCGGCCCGTCTCGTCCCGTTCCACTACGGCACCCTTGCCGCATCAGGCCGTGTCCACGACCCCGTGGTCGACGGCCGTGACGTCATGGTCGAAATCACCTACGGTGGTCCTGCCGCATCGAAAAACCCGAAAAAACCTGGTGAGGTGTATATCGGGTACGCCGAAATCCAGCACGAGAACATGTCTTTCAAGCATGCTCCAGGTCGCCAGGCAAAGTACCTCGAGAATCCCGTCAGGGACGCCCAGCCAACCCTCGGCCCGAAATTGGCCAAGCGCGTCGAGGCCATCTTGAATGGTTTGATCTGACATGGCACTGCTCGACTCCCTCGGCACATACCTGCAGACGCAGGGCGTAGGGACCCTGGCGACGAACATTTTTCTTGGCCGCATGCCCGACACGCCCGATGCGTGTGTTGTGCTCATCGAAGACACAGGGAACGGGCCCATGCACGTCCTTGGGGCGTCCGCATACGCCATCCAGAGGCCCAGGGTCCGCGCATTTACCCGTGCCGCACGGAATGATTACCCAGCGGCTCGGACGAAAGCAGAGGCCGTCAGGACCGCGTTGGGGGCCATTCGGGACACCACCCTTTCTGGGGTCACGTTTCTTTGTGTCAACACCACATCGGACTTGTACCCCGTGATGCGAGATGGCGACGATCGCGTGATGATCGGCATTGACTTTGTGGCGTGGGTGGCATGAGCATTCGCAGTGCAGCCCTCGGTGGCGACCGCGACCCACAGGTGTCGATTGCTGCCGCCATGAAAGCCGTACAGGCCGCTCAGGCGGCGCTCGAGAGCGCGTATGTCAACCTGATGGCCGTTGCCAGCGGGCTTACACCACCAAAACAGCGGTCCGAGGACCCGACCCTATGCGAACACCCACTTGAGTCACGCCAGGAGATCGCCTCGATGGGGCGCTCCGTGACCATGTGTTTTGATTGCGGGGTCGAGGTCAGTGACGAATGACACACCCCCCACGGAACCGTTGATTGACGCCTACGGGCGCACAACGGTTACAGACGAACAGCCGCGCTGCTGGCGCTGCCGTCGATTACTTGCTATGAAAGTGACACGTCCCTGGCTGATTGTGTGCAGCAGGTGCAAGGCGCAAAACGCCGCATAGGTCCCTCCCTCGTGACCAATTACAAGATAGACTGTCATACACGTCCATAAACCTCACGAGGAGGAAGCCGCCATGGAACCAACAACTAAGCCTTCTGTCTGGCTTGTGCTCACCGCGATGCTCACCATCGTCGGCCCGTTTCTTGTGCTCTGTGTACTGCTCTGGATTGCAGAGTGGCGCGACGAGCGCACCGCGTCCCGTAGCCAAATCCCACGCCACACAAGGAGGTACGAGTGAACCCAACCCTCGCCGACCCGTCCGCCTGAACAAGGAGCCCCCATGAAGAAACCAACGGCGCTTGTCGCTGCACTAACTTTCACAATTTCAACATTCCTGTCAGCCCCCGCCCTTTACGCCAACGCTGACAAATTCCCCCCGACGCCCGCCTGGATACAGCAAAGACTGGACCAAGGGCAACGGTGCCCGCAGTTCGAGGACGACTTCCTTGCAGCGGGCCTTCCCCCGAAGATCATGTCATATGTGGCATATCGAGAAAGCCGATGCCGAGTCGGAGCCATCAACGCACGGTTCGACAGCAAAGGCAATGTGGTCTGGACGCTCAACAAGAACGGCACGTTCGATAGCGGGCTCCTCCAGGTCAACTCAGGCTGGAAATCAGTTACGGCTAAGGTCTGCCGAACCAAGTTCGGCGACCTCAAAGTTCTTCTCCGCCTCGACTGCAACCTCAAGGTCGCCAAGTACCTCTATGACAATGGCGGACTACGCCACTGGAGCATCAAGGCATAACCGCGGTCAAGCCCGCCGCCTGGTGATGCGATAGTACGATGCTGCCGTAATCTCGTGTCCTCGTGACCTCGGCTCGTCGCCCGATCGTGTTCCTCTGTGAACGTGGACGTGTGCCGAGGGAGAGGCATGTCCAAAAACGGAGCGATGATGGCCAAATATAGGGTTTTGAGAGGAATCGACTACCCGCCCAACAAGCGCGTTGAGGCAGGTGCAATCGTCGATGACTTGCCGCCGCGAGCAATTCGCTGGCTCCGCG